TGGGGAAGGACAAGACCCTCAGTAAACCTAATTACTGAGGACCGTTCAACCAGGCATGAAGCCTGCTTGGTTACGCGGGGGGAATTGAAGTTTTTTTGGTATATGGTGAGATCCACAATTGTGAATCCCCGTGACAGAAAGCTACTTTCAGCGGAGGGCCTGGCGGGCCTGATACTGACGATTCCACGCCACAAGCGTGGCCGCTCGCTCCATGAGAGAGACGGCCCCGTGTCCTGAGCGCACCATCGCCTCCACCGCGTCCGCCCAAGTCCTCTCAGTGGAGGGCGAGTGGTAGATGTGAGTGGAGGAGGCCGGGTCTGAGGCGTCAAAACGGATACGCCATTCAACAGTCACCTCAAAGTTCAGAGGGACGTTGTCAGGGTTGTAAACGAATATGAGACCAAAGCCGGCCGGATGGATTTCGGCGCTAGCCTTGTAGGTCAGGGAGCCGGAATTGATGGATCTTTGAGCCCTGAAATTTGATAGGGCATTCATCTCTGCCGGCAGGGCGCTGATGGTCAGACCGTCCAGCGCCAGCTGTGCCGCGGATATCGCCCTTGGCGTCTTGTAGGCGAGTAGACCCGAGGCGTTATTGACCCAGGTCCCTGGAGAGCCCCGCCAGTCGGAGGGTTGATCCATTCGACCAACGTATATCATGCCAGAAGTTGTCTGCAACGGTTGCCCGTTGGAGATGTTGACGGTGATACACGCTGGAGTCATAGAAATACGTCCAGTGGCAGGCCCGGAGCCTCCAATACCTGCGCTAACGTAGCCGTAAGTATTGTTGTCGGCTTGGACAGCCAAGTCCGGGTTGACGCTCGCAACACAGATAACGTTCGACCAAGCGTTCTCTTCACCATACGCCGTAGGACTACCAGTGATCGAAGTAAAGGTACCAAAAAGGTAAACTTTATGCGGGTCATTGATATATGTCGTTTGGCGGACGGTGGAGTAGGGCGCGACCGCTCGTGGGAGGGCCAGTGAGCCGAGGCAATTGGCGTCCATGAGCAGTTCGGCATGGTTGACGAGGCCGTTCTTGCGAGGCCGAGGCGCCGTGTTAGTGCGAAGGACCCGACCCGGAGGTTGCTGAGGGACTTTCTTAGTAGCTTTCTGGGAGGCGTTACCTCCACTTCGTTGTGTTGCATTCTTCTTTACCATTTTGTCGGGGACACCCACTTTGGTATGTGGAGACTGTACATCTGCAGGCACGGCAAGTTAGCCGATCTCCCGTGCAGTCGTTCGGCATTTAAGGCCAAATGACCTATTTAGCACGGAAGTATTAAGGCCCAGAAGAAGGCCACCGTTTTGGGAGATTTAGTCCTGCAGACCCCCTGAGTCTAGGTGCCCCACTGGGCCGAGGAAGCCATCGGAAGTTATTGATAGCTCGCTCGGTCCGGTGAAGTACACAGGAACTTGGGAAGAGGTAGATGGATCGTTGTCTTCCACCAACTGGTGCAGTGCCTTGGCCTGTCGGAACCTCCTGAGGAGTTCGTAAGGCTGTCGGATCTGGTCACCAGCGGTTTCGTACTCGACCCGAGAAGGGTCGATCCTCTGTGCCAAGAGAGGAGCACGAACCAGTGCTTTCTTCCGATGATAATGCAACGGAAGTGGCCCAATGGCGGGGCCAGGGACTATTCGCTTTCGGCGGGTTACCACACCCCCGGCCAGCGGACCTTCAGTCTCCGCTCTGAGTACTATACCTCGGAGCGTCGCCGGGTTCCGGTGGACCGCGCGCTTGGCAAGATGCGCGATCTGTCTTTGGAACCTGGTGAACTTAGGAGCCCATGACGAGGCCATCAGGTCCGGAAATTTTCCGGACTCAAAGCCAAGTCCGCCCTTCCACTTGTGGGCCGCGAAGTTGTAGCGGCCGTTACTTGTGAAAAGGGCAATGGACCTCTTGTGATAGTGAAGGAACCTGCGATGCGAACGAACGGGGTCGATAGATCCTCGTAGAACGAGGTTATAGAGATCCCACAGAGGCAAAGGGATGCATTCTGGCGGCCAGTAATCTTTGATTGGCCAGTCAGGAGACCCACGTTAAGAAATGGAAGGAATTTGAGGGTGTTCGGGTCCCCCCCTTGACAGTACCACAACTCCGAATTTACGGTGAAAAACCGCGGATGTATGTAGTTCTTGCCAAGGGATAGGGCGAATCCGGCACTCTTCGCCTTGTGCTTCCAAATCTCGTAGAAGCCCGTGTTCGCACGGAATAGGATGTCATCCCCGTTAACAAGGACGGGGAGATCATCAATCTCGACTTCAGCCCCTATGTATTCCTCCAAGGCCGACCAGTACGTCACAAGGTTGACGATACACAGGACCGGAAATGACAGGACAGAGCCCATCAGTTGTCCGGTCCGCTGGCGGAACTTGGGGACAGCTCCCTGAGGATATTCGATGGTCTGCTCGTAAAGAACGGACCGAAGAACGTCCTGGTGCTTAGGCGACCAGTCGACGTGCAATAGTGCCATCTCGAGCACCGCCTTTGTATGGCGGATGTCGAGCGTGTCCGTTGCAGCCGAGTAGTCACCCGAGACCCAGTCCTCGAAGAGGTTAGCAGGGGCCAGGGGGTACTTGGGGAAGAAGCGAGTTTCCCGCTCCAGAAGATCGGAGAGGACGAATCGATCGAGTGTTCTTCCTGTGAGGACAAACTGGGGGAACTTTTGAAGGTGCCCCCAGAGAGCCTTCTGCATGTGTCCAGCGACCCACTGACGCAGGGTGTTACCTTTAGTAATGAGCCGAACTTTCAGTGGCTCAAGAATCGGGTGTACCATCACGTTGGTGGGTTCTCGCGAGGCAGCGTCAACCGCCTCATCAAAGCTCGGTAGAATCGGTCCATGAAAGGACTGAGGTCTAAGCGGGTCCGACGTCCCATACATGTTGACCAGACCCTCAGATACTAGTTCTCTG